ACAGATTCAAATACTATACTAGATTCTTTTATTGTTAGTATAGTTTCAGAAATGACTCCACCGTAAGGAAATTATCATGACAAGTAAGAAAAATTGGATTAAAGGTGCTATTAAAAGACCGGGAGCTTTGACTAAAAAAGCCAAGGCTGCTGGTAAATCTATTACATCATATTGCAAGGGTGGTAAACTAACTACCCAAACCAAACGTCAATGCAATCTAGCTAAGACCCTTAAGGGTTTCAACAAATAACCAAGGAGTTAGAATCATTGATTCGGACAGGAGGATACGACTATGAAGAAGAAACCAACTAAGAAAGCTGGCGGCAAGAAAATGCCAAAGTCTGGCAAGAAGTGCTAATACACTGGGGATGGTTTAACAACCGTTCCTAGTTTTTTAATCTTGGGTATCCAAGAAGAAAGGGAGATTAAAATGGCTAAGAAAAAATCAACAACTAAGAAGAAACCCAAGATGTCATGTGGATGTGGAGGTAAAAAATGAAATTAATCTCTAGTAAAACAACCACTAAAGGAGCTACCAATGCCAGCTATAACTAAAGAACAAACATTAGCAATTTTACGAGGCAATAGATTATTTAATTCTGTAGCTTTTCCACATAACATTACTATTGTTTTTACTAAGTGGTCTGGTATTATAGGAAAAGATTTATTTAATCCTAATGGTATTGATTTAGGACTACCAGCAAATTTGATTTATCCATATATTCCAGGAATTTCTAATCCACCTTCTCAAATTTTTACCTTTCCTGCAAATGGTCAGGAATTAATTCAAGATTTTATTACATCTGAGAATGTGCTCTTGATTAATAATGGTGGTTCATTGGATAATAATAGTACTCTATCAAGAACTGAAAGAGATTACCACCTAACAGGTGCAAAACTAAGAAGCAAACTAAAATAATAAGGAATAAAATATGAGTTACTCAATACAAAACTGTATAAAAGGTTCTTCTATAGCTGGTAAGTGGATTAATGATGCTAAAAATAATAAACAAAGTGTTGATATTCTAATGGTTGGTGATTCAAACTGCCATTATGGTGAGCCAGCTACACAAGGAGCAGTAGACTTTGGAGCCAGGATATTTGGTCTAGCTGATGGTTTAACTAAAGCTTTAATGGACGAAGGTTTAAATCTTTATGGTTCTCCTATTTATCCTGTTGCTATTGGTTCTAATACGTTTAAAACAGGAGTTGGAACCTGGCTTTATTCTATTGATAATCGAGATCAAGATGCATCAGTCGGTTCTGGAAATATTCGATTAAGAAATACTGCTGGTACTTTAACTGCAGGGTATTTAGGTTCTTCTTATAATTTTTCAAATGCTGCTTTTAGTAGTTTAGCTGATGATTTTACATATTTTCATAATGAAATGAGTCAAGCAAAAATCGCAACAGCAACTGGTTCGATTAAAACTGGGTTTTATTCACATGATCCAAGTGCTGCATCAGCACCAGCAGCTACAAATTGGTTTATGTTTACAGCAAACTCATCTGGAGCCATGAGAAATGATCAATTTACAATAGATGGAAATCCTTGGTTTACTGCTGCAAAGTGGGATAATTCTTTACTTTATTTTAGAATGACACATAGTAGTACACCTAATGGTGGTTCAATTACTCTAGGAATTACAAGAAATAGTGGCTCTGGGACAACAAATGCTGGTGCGGCTAACTTAACATTTGCTTCAAAAAATGTAAATGAAACTTCCTATACTTTTAAAGATTCAGAATTAGCATTTAATAAACTCCCTAGCTCCCCAACATCAAGTAATCTTGTTGCTGCTGATGGTGTTAAGATTTATTTTAGTGGAAATACTACTATTGGATCAACAGTAACTGCACCAATTGCAGCTTTCTTTGTTTCTATATATGAAAAGAAAATTGGTTTTGCAGTAAGCCAACTGCAAGCAGAGGGTCAATGCTTACCAGAAGATACCATTAATAAATTTATTGAAGTCAACGATGCTGGTAACTATTTGAAACAGTTCTTTAGTGCAATTGTTAGACGGCAAGTTGCAGCAAATAGCAATAATCAAGGAAGAGTTATTGTTGTTATGCAACATGGAACCAATACAAATGCAACACAAGGTGGTGTTTCAGCATCAACTAACTCAACAGCCGCTACTGAAAGAGTTAAGAAATCACTAGTAAACTCAATTACCGTATTATACAATAAATGGATTTCAAGTGGATTTGCACCTGGTAATATTGCTTTTGTAATAATGGGTGGTCCAGTTACATCTAATACATTTAGTGATGATATTTCTAAAAAACTTTACGAAACCACTGGTTCACAGACAATAACAGTAATAGACCATGTTAAAGCTTTACCGAGAGCAGATTACCAAAGTGGATTATATTGGGATGGAGGAGATACTGTTGGTACAGGCTCAGCAACTGCAGCTACTCACTTAGTTGAAGCTGGTTATGTTGAATGGGGCAAAACAATTGTTAAAAACTTACTTCAATACAATATAAACAATAGCATAAAAAAGAAATGAGGCTATAATGAGTAGAATGCCAATGATGGGTATGGGAATGGGTATGCCAACTGGCTATGGTCCTGGTATGATGGAATCACAAATGGGTCTAGGTGCCCAGATGCCAATGCCAGAAGAAAAACCAATGCCAAAGAAGAAGAAAGCCTCTAAGAAAAAGGCCCCAGGAAAGAAGATGAAGAAGAAATGAAGATGGGTAAACCCTGCAAGACAGACATGGAATATGTAAAGACTCGTACTGGTCCTAAACCAGACTCTAAAAAACCAATTCAACCTAAGAAACCTAAGACTCGTTCTAAGTAACGAACAATCTAAAGGAGAGATATTTAAATGTCAGAAATCAATAATGCTGAACAATCTCAACCTGTCGAGACTCAGCCACAACTTGCCACACCAGTTCAGACTGAAGATCCAGTAATTGTTCATGAGCGTGCAATGTTCATGAAGTACGTTCAGGATCAAGGACAAAAGATTCCTAGTAACTTCAAGTCAGCTGATGATTGGTTCAACAGCCTAGTAGAAGCCCGTAAGGGATTCACCCAGGCAAGACAGGAAATCGCTTCATTAAAGAAGCAATACAATCAAAATGGGGTGACTAATCCTAACTATATTGAGGACTCACCTCCAGTTGCTCAGGCTAAGCCTGAACCAGTCGAGGATCTATCAGGTATCCCTGAGGACCTCAAGATTACACCACCACCTACTCCTCAGCCTGGATCTACGGCTCGGGTTAGCTCAGAAGACTGGCTTCGTTGGGGCAAGGAAATTGACTCAACGGGTGCCGTAAGTGCTGCTACCCGCAAGGAAATCCAGGATAAGATGGGTGCTGATGAAGTAATTATTGAGCAGATGATTAAAGGCCGCAAGGCTTTAGCTAAGCAATCTTGGGACGATGCTGCGTCGGTTGTCGGAGGCAATGACAATCTTAAGCGGATGTTTAAATGGGCTCAAGATAATCTAACAACTGAAGAAGTTGCAGCCACTAATCGTGCTCTCCAGACTAATGCCTATAAGAATGTCCTCCTGGGACTTAAGGCTAGGTTTGAGCAACAAAACCCACCAAAGGCTCCCTCACAAGAACCTAAGCCAATGGATAATCGGGTCAACCCCTCACAGGTTCCACAATCCGTACAGGTGTTTAAAAACCAAGCCGAACAACAAGCTGCCCTACGCGATCCAAGATATCGTGTAGATTCCAAATATAGACAGGCAGTAGAGGCAATGGTTGTTAATTCATCTAGATACGGCTTTAGAAATCGTTAACTCCGTATAATCCAGTAGGACACGGACTAATTAATAATTTCTCCTTCGTTAATATTTATTTAATTTAAAAGAGAGTTTCTATATAAGGAGAAACAAATATGCCAGAATCATTAAGTGCATCACAATTATTCCCAATTGGATCAACAGGTTATACTCACCCAGCTGACCCCAATCAACTTAAGGCTTGGCCAGAAGGTGGTCAAGCTGCCAGCCAAAACAGCATTCCTTCTGTTTCTGGTGCAACTGATCCTTCATACTGGCTTCCTATTTGGTCAGGCGAAGTAATCAATGCATACGACCAATACAACATGTTTGAACCAATGGTTACAACCGAAACCATTGAGTCAGGCACAACCAAAAGATTTCCAGTAACTGGTACTGTTGGTCATATTGGTGTTTGGAACGCTGGTCAAGAACTCATTGGTAGTTCTGGTACAGAAAACCCAGGTTGGTTTGATATTTCACTAGATCAACGCCCAATGGCTGCATTCTTTGAACTTGATGATATTCACCTTATGCTTACTCAATGGGATTATCGCTCTGAGTTAGCTCGTCAAGCTGGTCTTAAACTCAGCTACATTCGTGATAAGCAAATTGCTTGTATGATTGCTCAGGGTGCATTTGCTGCAAATCGTGTTCCATTTACTACTGGTTATTGCGGCATGAATAACTCAAATAACCAAGTTCTTGTTCCAAATGCAACTTTCAATGCTCTCGGTTTCCGTGGTGCTACTACAACTCAACGTACAGATGCAGCTTTACTTCTTCTAGATTATCTAGAGCGATATATGGTTCGTCTCTCAGAAATTGATGCAACCCTTAACGAAGTATACTGCGCCGTAACCCCACAGGCTTTCCATGATATTCGCGCTCTTGGTATTGCCCGTACTTCAGCTGATCTTGCTGGTGGTGCTGGTCGTCCATACTTTGGTGGCGTAGCCGAAGCTGGTGGTCTTGGTGCTACTCTAAATACCAATAAATTCCCTTTACAGGAAACACTTGAGTATATGGGTGTAACTATTGTTAAGAGTAATCACCTTGCTGAGCTTGATCACGTTATTGTTAAGTCAGGTGCTGTTACTGATATTACTGCTAATACTGACTCATACGCGAATATCCCTAGATCTGCTCTTTCAGTAACTGTAGGTAAAGAAGGTCAATTAGTTAATAATAACGATTCTGGTGCTGTTGTTGATCTTGGTGATGCTAAGTATGACTTTAATTGGCACGGATATACCTCTGGTGGTACAGATCCAAATACTGCCGCTTCCAATAACGGACGCAATTTAGGTACTGTTGGTACAGGTAACACTTTAAATCCAATTAAAGCACTTATTTGGCAACGTTCTGCTATCTGTTCACTACGTCTACAAGGCATGAAGGTTGAGTCGGTTAAGGATGTCCGTCGTGGTACTTACGTTACTTTAAGCTCCATTATGGGTGGTGCTGGTATTCTTCGCCCAGAACTCTGTGGCGCAATTCAAGGCACTTATACAATCTAATCCTAGCGTTAGCTAATTACATTTTGGTATTTGTACCTAGGGGGTCGAAAGGCCCCCTAGGTATTTTTTTCGCAAGGAGAGTTATGAAACCATTTAATCCAATTTCAAATACACGTTCTACAGGTCTTGGCGATACGGTAGCTAAGGTGGCAAACAAACTTGGTTTCAAAAAAACAGAAGGTTGTGGTTGCCAGAAACGCCAAGAATTTCTTAACAAGCTGGTTCCCTACGGGAAGAAAGGAACTAAGTAATGGGACTATACAGTTATACTGATGCCATTAATCATATGCTGTTGTCCTCGGGAGAGCACTTGATTTCTGATTTAACGACTGATGCTGGAGTAGACACCAGTGTTGCCCAGTTCATTTTAAATCAAACAATCAAGGCAATGGTAATGAGAGGTATTGCAAACAATAGATACATTACAACCATCGCTCCAGATGTCAATGGTAAGATTAACTTACCATCGAATGCTTGTTATGCTCAGGTCGTAGAACCCCTATTTGATCCTACGACGGGGGAGGTGATCCAAACTACATTAAAGTCCACAAATAGCGGACCTGTGCTTTTCAATATAACAAAGCAGACAGATGTGTTTGATAAGGAGTTGGATATTGAAGTTATCGTTACCCTAGGTAACGCTGCTTCTTATTATGGTTGGGATGATATTGACTCGGCTTTGCAACGAGGTATCATGGAATCGGCAGCAAGGGAATACCAGATCATCACTCAAGGTGATCTAGATGTAGACAAAAGACTTGCTGTACGAGAGCAATATCATATAGCCCGTGGACGCGCAGCGGACATTTTCAAGAAAAATAGATCAATACTATTGGGAGATAATGGCACAAGAGCAGCCGTAGACCGCAGAGGTATCCTAAGTAATGATCCATACTTTACAAGAACGAGGTTCTAATGGCTTTTACAAGACTTCCAATTAATACCCTGAGTGGTGGCGTAGGCCGCCAAGCACCAACAAAACGCTTAATTAGTGAAGCGGAGAACCTAGACAACTGCTTGGTATCACTTGAGAAGTCTGTCGAAAAGCGACCTCCAATGACACAAATTGCGTATACAAAGGACGGAGCCCCCCAAGGTTCCTACTTGCCACTAAATTATGTAGACCCCCCAACTACCTTTTTAACTGGGGAGTCTACTAATTTTAACCCAGATAATCTCTATTTCCATTATTTAGATATTGATGGATATAATCGTTATTGTATTATTATCAACAGAGCAGCTTATACTTTTGATCCAAGTGTAACAAAAGTATATACATATACACCACCAGGTGGTTCTGCTGTTACAATTAATTTAAATACATTTATTACGGTATTTAGGATTGAACCAACTGAATGGATTGAAGAAACTGTTGATATTGTAGCTGGTGTTGTTGGAAACACAAGTGGCTTTACACGCAGTGTATTTGAGTATTTGACATTTGGTAATAAAAACGTAACAGCTACATATAGAGTAGCTAATCAAACCTATTCACTAGCTCCTACGTCAATTAAAGATACATTTGGATCTATTGATCTTGATGTTGGATTATTATTGTGGAATAAACTAATTCCATTGGATTACCTACCTGACAATGGTTCCAAAGAATTGGTCGCTGCCAACAGTTGGATTTCATTTCAAGCTACAAATGAATATATTCATTCTGGAGATGTAGTCAACTATAAAGTAACTGTTCCTCCAAGTTCACCAAATCCAAGTTATGAAGATGATATCAATCAACTTACTTTATATTGGAAAAACGTTCGGGATGACATTGAGTTCTATGTTAATTCACAA